GATATTCAGCTGTCCTTTGCCGACGTAAAACCACGCCTGACACCACGCACCATAGTAAGCGGAAAAGTAGTACAACTGGAACTGCTGACCTTTTGCAATGATCTTCAGGATCTGCGACAGCATGGTTTTGCTGACAGCCGCTCGGCTATATCCAAGTGCTTCGACCGTAAACAGCGGACTGACGACGGCCGCACCGGTCTGGGTGCGGCCGCTGTCCTCCGTGTAGGTCGTTTCAAAGTCATACGACAGCGCACCAGAGTCCGGCTGCGGAAGCGCCAGCCATTCATCCGACGGACTTTTTCGAATTTTAATGTATTCCTGTGCCATGTGTTACACCGCTACAAGCGGGTTTTTGCCCGTTTGCCCTTTCCGCAATTTTGCTTCGGTGATTACTTCATCAAACAGTGTGCGGCGATCCAACCGGGCGATAAATTCGTATCGGCTGCCAGCGCCGCCGGCTTCTTCGCGCACGATCTGGCGCAGCATGGATTCCGGCGCTTCCAGGTTGTTGCCGTTGCGCTGGTCTCCCAGCACGGCAAGGAACTGCCGGTTTGCCGGGATGACTGCGCCGCGCGCCAGCATCGGGATCTGCGGCACTGGCAGTGGATTCACGCCCCACAAGTTCTGGAACGGGGAAATGCCAAGGAAGTGCGCATTGCGGATCGTATTCAGCATGAAATTGATCCTGTTGAACGGCACGGCAATGATCGTGTTCATGCCGCGGATAATTGCGTTGACGACCGTGCGGAAGGTACTTTCGATGCCCTCCTTGATGCCTGACCAGATACGGCCGCCTGTCGAAAACACGTCCTTGACCTTCTGCCATGCATCGCGGAATTTGCTCTGAAACCACTCCGGAACAGACTTGAAGGCGCTTTTGATTCCATCCCATGCAGCTACAGCGCCGGATGAGACTTTTTCCCACAGGCCGCTGAACCAGTCCTTTACGGCCGTCCATTTTTCGATGACCCAGTCCACTGCCGCTGCAACGCCCTCTTCTACGTTGGCAAGAAACTGCTCAAAGGCCGCATCGATACTGCTGGTCGTTTTACTGATCCATTCCTTTATGGACGTCCATTTTGCAACGATCCACACGACCACTGCAGCTATAGCGGCAATCAGCAGCGGTATCCACGCCCCTGTGATGATAGCAATAGCACCGCCAATAGTTAGCAGCGCCACGGTAATAGCCGTAAGGTTCTTGCTGTTGAAGCCGTTTTTAAT